TGCCGCTAGCTGATCGCCACTACAACCGTCGGAAGATCGGCTCCCCGCAGTTCGTTCCACCGGGACGCTGCGTCGTTCTGCTCACAGAATGCGAGCGAGCCCTGTGGGTCACTTCGTGGCCCTTCGCACAGTTCGTGAAGCATGAATGGGCCGGAGCGTGGGTCAACAGCTTGTTTCGCAACGAAGGCGCGGGACTCTCAAGCGAACTAATCCGCGAGGCGGTTGCTGCGACGCTTTGGGAGTGGCCGACGCCTCCGGAACTCGGACTCGTGACCTTCGTCAGCGCCGACAAGGTTCGGAGGAAGCGCGACCCGGGACGGTGCTATCGGAAGGCCGGATTTCGGCGCGTCGGAGAGACGAAAGGGGGGCTGCTGGCTTTCCAGATCCTACCAGCCGAGATGCCAGCCGCAGAGCGAGCGTTGTCGCCAACGATAACCGGCCCGTTGTACGAACGCGCCCTGGGGGAGATGAAGTAATGGCTGACCGCCGCGACTGGCGCAAACGAAAGTGCCACTGCTCGAAGCCGGTCAAGTTTCGGCATCAGATCGACTATGCCTATTGTGGCGACATGAAGTGCTACGACACGGTGATCGCACAGATGGGCTGGCGGCGGCTGCCCAAGAAGCGCAAGGAGGCTGCTCGTGGCTGATGCGAAGGACGACCCGAAAGAGGTGGCCGAGTGCGTTGTCGATGCCTGGGAACAAGCTGAGGGTGAATCAATGCGAGAGGGTCACCGAGAAACGCTGGTGCGATTGATCGCTGCGGCTTTGACGTCCCGCGAGAAGCGGTTCCGCTCTAAGTTCCCGCGCTCAGTCTTTCCGGGTTGCCGGTGAGCGCTGACGCGAAGGACCGGGCGCAGGAGATCGCGGAGCAAATCAACCGGAGCATAGAGGAGTGTGGCTACTCAATCGCTGGAGGCGGAGAGGACATCGACGTGGCCTTGAAAATCATCGCCGCCGAGATCCGCGCGGCCATGGAGGAGGCGCGGAGGGATGCCTTCAGCGAGGCCGCTGAGATCGCTGGTGAGATCGAGTGCATGGAAGCGGAGCAGCGGCATTGTCCGTGTGGAGCCAAGGCCGAGGACGCCATCCGTGCGCGTGCCCGTGGAGGGACCGATGCCGCAGAGTGAGCGCAAGAAGCCCAGCGACACCGAGCGCCTGACGTGGCTGCTGAATAGTCTGCGCCGCGATCTGGCGGAATTGCCTGATGAGTTGCTCCCTCCTGGGCTGGACTGGAAACCTGTAGTCAACCGTCGTCAGATTGACAAGGCCATGCGTGCCGAGCGAGGGAACCGATGAGCGCCCCGCTGCCGCTGGGGCATCCATACACCCGAGCGTTAGGCTCGGGGTATGCCGATCCTTCGAGTAAGTACCGTAGCGACTACTGCATTGCCATGGTCGGCAAGCGTGAGTGCGGCCAGCCTCGCGCTGCCCACGAGCCCGCTAAGCCACAAGACTGGCAGGATGGCGAAGGCAACTGGGTCCACGAGCCCGCCGAGCCGCTGATCCCCGCCGAGAAGATTCCGGGATGGGAAAAGACGCGGCATGTGCCCGAGCCCGAGCCAAGCGTCGATGCGCTGGCTCTTATCGATCAGCTCTGCCCGCGTGGGCTGCTGCCAGAAGCCTCGCGAGTCTGGGCCGCCCGCCTGATCGAAGCCTGGAGGGTGAGGCAGGTAGAAGCGGTGCTGAGCGGCATTCGCTGCCTGCGCTGCGAGAAGGCCGAGGCCGACCTCGCCGCCGCCCGCGAGAGGCTGGTGAATTGCGGACAAGAGAACTGCATGGGCTGGCGGCTGCCCGAGAATGAGAACTGGGTCAAGGAGTCGCTGCTGATCGCAGTCCGCGAGCGCATCCGAGTGCTGGAGGAGGCGCTACGCGGAATGTTGGATCAGCCCGAAACCACAGAAGCCTACGACGCCATGATGGAACGCGCCCGCGCCGCCCTAGCCCCGGAGAAGCCATGACCGCCGAAGAGATGGCAGGACAGATCGCAGGACTACTGAGCACATGCCCAGAGATCAGCGACCGCAGCACGCCAGCGTTTGGAGCGCAGGCGATACCGCTGCTGCTCCCCTACGCTGCCGCGTTCCTCGCGATGCGAAATGCCTTAGACGGGATGCCGCATGATTGTTGGCTGCGGCCATCATGCCCAGGATGTAAGGGAAACGAAGCGCTGGCCCAAGCCGACAAGCTACTGGTGATTGACAAGCCCTAGTCGTCTCCTTACAATCCTCACGCAAGATATAGCAGCGGAGGATGCCTGCCCGTCGTGGCCCAGACGGAAAGACCCGGCACAAGCTCACGTGATCCACTGCTTTTGTGTCCGTGCGTGCGTTTGCTCTACGTCCAGTTGAGAGAAAGAGCCGGCGCGGCGGGAAACGAAATCGCACTCATCGAAACCCTCCGCGACGCCACCCGGCAATCCTACTACCTCGCCATGGGCGTCTCGTGGACGCTCCGTTCGAAACATCTCCCCCAGCCTCCCCACGGCCTCGCCCTCGCGTTCGACGTCTGCCCCAAGGAGTACTTGGCCGAGAAGAACTGGAATCCCGGCGGGTCGCTCTGGTATGACCTCGGCCGAGAAGCTGAAGAGCTCGGGCTGGAATGGGGCGGGAGTTGGATGCAGCGCGACTACCCGCACTTCGCCCTGAGCGAATGTGCGTGCTCCGCGCCGGTCGCCGGCTCCTTGGAGGCATAGATGCGCTGGTTCATTATTCTCGCTGCCCTGTTCCTGTTCGTGTCCTGCGGCGAAGAGACTCCACTCGCGCCCACGCCTGATCCGACCCCTACACCAATTCCCACGGCGGAACTGTGCGAGATCCGCGGCACGCGCATCACGTTCGAAAGGGTAGACAAGGGGCACTCGGGCGACATCGTGGTCGCTTGGCCTTTGGGTGTCGTCCCGCTCGCCCACGCGACTCCGATCTATGCAGGAGCATCGGAGCCCGAATTTGATGTTGACGACTGTCGCTCGTTTGATAGGGTCCGTTGGTGGTGCGTGGGAGGTATCGGGTGCGAATTCCTCGGAGATCAAAGCAGCTCCTCAGTTTTCCTCAAGATTACGACTCCCGGATTCGCCTGCGTGCGCGCGCAGCCGTTGGATCTAACGGAATTCGGAGAGGCTTGCATAACCGTACAAGGCCCGGAGTAGAGGAGGATCAAGGCGTGATCTTCCTTCTCGTCATGCTGTTCGGCCTGTTCATCATCTTCCGGTGAGCGTTAAAGAGACGGTCGCGCTTTGGCTCGCGAAGCGGAAGCTGAAGCAGCTTGAGAAAGAGGGGCGTATGGGATGGCTCGGCAAGAATCGTTCATCGGTCGGAGGGTTTCTGGTGGCACTCGGGACCGCGCTCCGCGCCGTCCCGGAGGCGCCGCACGTCGTGATCGAACTCTTGACCTTCGCGGGGACGTTCCTCGTCGGTGGAGGTATGACTCCTTCCGACGCCGCGAAGCGTGAGTTCGGGGATCAGGCCAGGTAGGAGGCAACGGCTACTTGTGGAGCCTCTTCGGGCGCACATCGGGACTTTCGCCAGATGACGAGCGACGAGTCCGCGCGATCGAGGTCGGGCACCACAACCTCGAGGACAAGGTCCGGGACAACCGCCTCGTCATGGAGAGCGAAGTCAGCACGCTCTCCGCGATGGTCCACGCTCTCCGCGAGGAACTGCACGCCGATCGCAACGCCCGTTTGGAGCTCGGGACGTTGAACACCGAAGCCATTCTTCAGGGGTTCAAGGAAGCGAGCGAAGGGATCGTGACGCGTGTGCTTGACTCCGTTTGGTCCAAGTTGGCGCTGGCTCAAGCTGATGTGCTTGCGCTCAAGACGCGGGTTAGGTCGCTGGAACTGAGGGGCGAGGATGGCAAGTGATCGAACTGGTCAAGCGCCTGCTCTTGCGTACCAACTGGCGGCTAACGGTGGCTACGCTTGGGTGGCTCCTGTCGGAGTACGATCTCGGCCTAGCTTCTCCTGTGCAACGGAAGGCCCTTTCCGGTGCATCGTTTGCTACGATCGTCGCCTCGATAGCCTCTTGGCAGAATCGGATCGGGAAGCGTGTTCCACGCGAGCCTCGTGAGGAGCCGAATGACAAACCGTAAGCGTGCGTTGCTTCTGACGGCCGGCGTAGCAGCTTGGCTGCTCACGTTGGGGATGTGGGTCTCTGCGCAGACCAGCGTGATTTCTGGAGGTGGAGGCGCAGCGACCAGCGTAAGCGCGGCGGCGTTCCCGCTGAGAGGGCCGGACGGAACGGCAGGAGCGCCGACGTATAGCGCTGCCAGCGACACGGATACGGGAATGTTCTTTGGGGGCGTGGGCACTGGGATATTGAACTTTACCGTTGACGGCACTACCAGATTTCAGGTTCTCAATTCCGGCGGTTCGGCGGCGATAAGCATTGGCGCTTCTGCGGACGCAGGCCTTACCAGGCAGGGCGCAGGTATCCTTCGTGCGGGCAACCCAACCGGTGATGGCTGGATACAGAACGCCGCCGGCGACCAATTCCTCACGGCGAACCACACGAACGCGACGATCACCCCGACGAACATTACGGATCTGACGACCTCGCTCACGACGACGCGTAAGTATGCGTTTCGGTTCGTGGCGCAGGTTGACAACTCCACAGACGCCGATGGGCTAAGGTTTGACTTCGACGGCGGCACGGTCACGGCAACAGACTTCCGCGTGACGTGCAAGACGTTCGCGAACAACGCCGTGGGGCAAACTCAGCAAACCACCGCGCTCGCTACGGACATCACGCTCGCCACGATAACAGGTACGGGTGAGTTTGAGTGCGATGGCTCGATCGAAACGAGCAACACGGGCACGCTAATTCCTCGAGCGGCGGGAAACACGGCCGCCAGCGGTACGCTGACGGTGTTCCGCGGATCGCACCTGCTCACACGCGACATGCCCTAGGGAGGATTGAATGCGCAAGCTGCTTTTCCTCGTCGCCGCCGTTTTCACGCTCCCCGCATGGGCGGATTGCAGCGTGGGTCAGACCTCCACGCCGCAAACGTTCGACTCAGAGAAGATCACCGTTGGAGCTACGGCTGTCGGCTTCACGGGTTCCAAGGTGAACGGGAGCAGCACCGGCCCCTCGGCGCAGCGTGTCTATTGCTCCGTGGAGACAGACCAGATTCGCTTCTTGGTCCAGGCGATCCCGACGGCTGCGACCGGCGTACTTGTGGCTGCTGGATCGTATTTCGAGGTCTGCAATACGGACATCCCGCGGTTCTTCGCGATCCGAGTCACGGCGGACGCCACGCTGAATTGCTTGTACCAGCGATAGGGCCATGAGAACGCTGGGACTGAAAGTGATCGCTGAGAAAGCCGCGATTGCTTTGCAGAAGGCGTGTGGTGAGTGCGAACTCTTGGTGGAGCGAGGCGATCCCCAGGGATGGCATCAACGTAGGGTGGACTTCCTTCCGGAGGAAGTAGAGTTTGCGATTAATGCCCTTGTGGATGATGTCAAGCGCCTCGGGCTGACCAGGTTCGTACGTCCGTTGGCGCCGCAGGGGGTTACCAGCGTCGCGGTTGCCGTCAAGGGAGGCATCGCGGTCCGGGCAGCCTCGCAGTATCTCGTTGGGCGTGATGAGGTAGTGATGTGCCTAGATGTGATCGGGAAGGCTGCCTAATGCCTTGGTCCCCAGCCACGCAGCGAGTCGCACGGGCCGTCGCTCATGGCTGGCAGCCAACAGGCTCGGCTAAGGGTTTTTCGCGTGGCTTTGCATCGCAGGTGCTGCGCGAGTCTGAAGGAAAGCGTAAACTCCGCAAGCACAGGGGCATGACGTTGGGCGATTTAGGGAGGGGCAATGCCGATTCCCGGTAGTCTCGGAGACTTGGGGATGCGTCAGGGTGGTAGCGGGATGTTCGGCCCGCGGCCGCGCAGGCAGGCACCGATGCAAGGTCAGATGCAGGCTCCTCCGATGTTCGATCCCCGGCGAATCCCCTATGACATGCCGCCGCCACAACGTCTACCCCAGATGCCGGGTGGCGGCTACACCGGCGGCCAGCCATGGCAGGTTGCTCCTCAGCCGTCGGGCGCTACGCCCTGGGCAAAGGGGCCGCAGAGCATCCGAGGAGCGTTCGGCTATGGGATGGCTCCGTGGCTTCAGGGAGGATTCCGCTAATGCCCGAGAGGGTTCAGAGGTATTCCGAAGCGGAGCGAGCAGGACAGGCAGCGAACCGCCGCGCCGCGACAGGCAAGGCTAAGTATGGAGGTTCCTTCGAACAGCAAGGCTACCGCCCCGCGAAAGAGCAGGGGATGGCCTTCCTCAACCGGGAAGCCCTCAAGGCCAAGTACGGAGCCTTCGCGAACCCCACATGGAGCTACGAGGACAGGGGAGGCCAGCTTTACCGCAAGCCGCTCGCGAACCAGAGCGGCCGCATTGCAGAGCAGGGAGGCACAGCCCAGTGGGAGGCCGTCCCTGACTACGTGCAGCGCTCCTACGCCAACCCCGCGCGCCGGCAGTTCTTCGCGAACAACCCAGACCTAGCGAACCGTCCCGGAGGTGGACAGGACGCCTGGCTTCATCAGAAGTACCTGAACGGCCTCCAGACCGACCCCGCGACGGGCATGAAGATGAACCGCCAAGGGGAGCTCTACGATGCCAACGCCCTAAACATGTACCGCCCCGGCTACACAGGAGGCGCGATCGGCCAAGCAGGAATGACCCTCGGCTCCATGGGAGGCGCACCAGGCTACGGGATGCCCGGCGGCAACATGATGCAGCCGAACCTCGGCGGCCTCGGAAGCTTCCGCCCGATCCCCGGCTACTCCGTCCCAGGCCAGCAAGCTGGAGGCTACCAAACCCCGAACATCAACAGCATGAGCTATGCAACCCAGCAGGGAGGCGGGAGCACCTTTGGAAGCTATCCGATGTCGCAGCCCTACTCGAACCCCTTCGCTGCGTACCAGCCGGGCTACCTGAGCGGGAATTACTAGGATGCAGCGATCCGAAGAGGCCCTAGGGGAAGTTCTAGACGTAAAGTGGGCCACAGAGTTTAGCGATAAATTTGAGGCCACTCATCTGGTGGTTGTTCTCTGTAAGAGGTGCTGGGTATTGGTTCCGGAAGCCGCAATGGCCCATCATGCCGAATGGCATTCGCGCCTGACCATGTTCGGGTTCTGACAGTTTTCGAGTTTAGAAACTGATGCGGGATGGGAAAAAGAAGCACCCCGGCGGCAGGCCGAAGGGAAGCAAGAGCAAGAAAACCCTTGAGAAGCTTGCCCATGAGGCGCTCGTCCGAGAGATGGTTGGAAAGGCTCTCGGCCCCATGACCGAGGCCCAGATCCGCAGCGCTGAAGGCATCAAGCATCTCATGTTCCGCGACCCCAAGACGGGCAAGTTCGAGCGGGTGACCGACGAGGCCCAGATGGATGCAGCCCTCGCCAGCGATGGAGAGGCCCACTGGATCTACACGAAGGACCCCAGCACGCAGGCGTACACGCAGCTCCTCGATCGCTCCTACGGGCGCCCCACGGAACGGGTACAGGCCGACGTGATGCACGAGGCTGGCCCGAAGATGGAGATCCTTCTCCGGAACTTGAAGCGGATCGGCAATGGCAACGGCAGCGCTTGACCTCGACACCGAGCTAAGCGAGGCGTGCGCTCGCTTCAGGAACGATCCCTTGGGATTCGTCAAGGTCATGTTCCCTTGGGGGCTGCCGGGCGAACTGCAGGGTAGCGCCGGCCCGGACAAATGGCAGGAGGCATTCCTCAAGTCCATCGGCAAGGAGTGTGCCGCCAACAAGTTCGACGGCGTGGTTCCGGTCGCCCCGGTCCGCCGGGCTGTCTCGAGCGGCCATGGTATCGGGAAGTCAGTCATGGCGGCCTGGATCGTCGTGTGGATCATGTCCACGCGCCCGCACTGCCGCGGCACGATCACAGCGAACACCTTCAGCCAGCTTGAGACCAAGACCTGGGCAGCGATCAAGAAGTGGACGCGGCTCAGCCTGACGGGGCACTGGTTCACCGTGACGAGCACGCGGATGTACCAGACGCAGCACAAGGACACCTGGTTTTGCGCGCCAGAGACCAGCAAGGAAGAGAATAGCGAAGCGTTCGCCGGCCAGCACGCGGCGGACTCGACCAGCTTCTACATCTTTGACGAGGACTCATCCATACCCGAGGCGGTTCACGAGGTAGCGGAAGGTGGGTTGACCGACGGCGAGCCGATGATCTTCCGCTTCGGCAACCCCACGCGGTCGAACGGCAGCTTCTACCACGCCTGCTTCGGCGGGATGAAGCACCGCTGGAACCCCTTGGTCGTGGACTCTCGGGACTCTCGTTTCACCAACCAGGCCCACATCAAGGAGTGGGAGCAGGACTATGGAGAAGACTCCGACTTCTTCCGCGTGCGAGTGCGTGGACTGCCACCGAGTGCGAGCGACGCTCAGTTCATCGACATGGCCCGCATCAATGCCGCCCAGCATCGAAGTGTCGTGGTACTGCCCGACGAGCCGCTCGTGGCAGGTTGTGATCTCGCTTGGGGCGGGTCAGACGACAACGTTATCCGCTTTCGCCGAGGATGCGATGCGCGAACGATACCACCTATCCGAATCAAGGGCGAATTCACCCGCGACCCTGGAGTCCTTACCTCCCGACTCGCCGAAGTCCTGAGCCGGGACTACGACGGGCATCACGTTGCGGTGCTGTTCATGGACTCGGCTGGTATCGCTGGCCCCATCGCGCAGCGGCTCAACACCCTCGGGCATCGCAACGTGGTCTCCGTGAACTTCGGCGCGGACTCCCCCGGGGAGCGGTGCAGGTTTATGCGGGACTACATCTGGGCTGAGATGCGGGACTGGCTGCTGACGGGCTCAATCGACAAGTCCTCGGACCTCGAGGCGGACCTTTCAGCACCGGGGATGCGTCCGGACAACCGCCAGCGGATCTGGCTGGAGTCGAAAGAGGACATGAAGAAGCGCGGCTTGGATTCTCCGGATGATGGCGATGCTTTGGCGCTGACGTTCTCGGCGACGGTGAGGCCGCAGAGTTCGCACAAGCGCGGCGCTCCTCCTCCGACCGAGTGGGCTTGGGCATGAGCAAGCTGGTCGCGTTCGTTCAGAAGATGGAGCGCGCAGCGGGAGCACCGAAGCGCGGCGTCACTCGCTTCGCGGAGTGGTGGCTTGGCCCGCCCAAGAAGCCCTCGATTGCCGTGTGCCTGACCTGCCGCCAGGCCGTGTCATCGTGGCGTACCCACGCGAACGGGCGCATCGAGTGCCACAAGTGCGCTAGCAGCCCTGGATAGGAGCGCCTAGATGCATCTCGTCCGATCAGTCACCGAGGGGGCTCCACAGCAAGGGGCGAGCACTCCAGTCCAGACGACCATTGGAGCGGCGGCCGCTCAGGTGGTCGCGCTCAACCGCAAGCGCAAGGGCCTGATCATCCAAAACACCGGGCTCACCACGCTCAAGTTCTGCTACGGCAGCACGTCCCCGACGCAGACTGTCTACCACTTCGCGCTGAAGGCATGTTCCTTGGCCGATGATGGTTCAGGCGGCGTGATGCTGGAGGAGAACTGGATCGGTCCGGTTCAAGGCATCTCAAGCGGCGCGGGCGGGACGTTCGTCCTGACGGAGATAACCGCGGCGGGTGCTTCGCCCACGTGGGACGCCAATGCGGATTGGGGATCGAGTGGGTAGGACGATCATCGTCCCGGGTGGCGCTGCGGGTGGCGCCGGGATCACGAATATCAACGTGTCCGCCGGGACGACGAGTAACAACCTCTCGAACCTGACATTCGCAGACTCTCCGACTGTCAGCTTCGGGCTCGACGGCTCGACCATCACGGCTTCGGCTGCAGGTGGCGGAGCGCCGGCGACGTTGGCTCACCCGGTTGCAAGCGCGAACAGCGTAGGAACGGCGCCAAGGGTTGCGCTCGAGGACCACCGGCATGCCGGCGTCTTCAGCATGGGCGCGTCGAACGTGGGGAACACAGCGGGCGATACGCGGGTGGATGTCGGGCGGTTCGTGCTGGCCGGCGGGAATAACGTGACCTTGTCCCAGGCGACGGCCGCGAACGCCTTGAACACGATCTCTATCGTTGGGGCGACGCTGACCAATTCAAGCTGGACGGTGAGCGACAACGCCACGTCGGGGACTGTGGCTCGGCTGGCGTTCACGAACCTCAACGGGGTGACGCTGTCCTTGAGCTCGGGCGCTGCGGGGCAACACACCATCGTCGGCAGCCACAACGCCTTGACGTCCCAGAGCAACCAGGCTTTCAGCGCGGCGGGAGGGTCGAGCGCGTTCCAGACGCTCAGCTTCAGCGACAACGCCTACCTGTCGTGGACGAACAACGCCGGCCAAGTAGCGGTCACCGAGATCCGCGGCTCGTTCTTCGCGACCGGGAACACGACCCAGTCATCGAGCAACACGATCAACCTTGATACCGTGATCTTCCGGGGGTCGGGCGCCGCGTCGGTCGGAGTGAGCAACGGCTCGATCATTGTGGACGTGCAGGCAGGTGCAGCCGCGATCACGCAGAGCATCGGGATGAGCACGCAGACTGCTGGGGGTGCCACCGCTGGAACCACAGGTTACGCTACCGGCGACGACATCCTTTACCACTTTGTCCCCGGCTCGAACATCACCATGAGCCAGAGTATCGACGGGGCGAGCGGAACGCTGTCGGTTTACGGTCCGGCCGGCAACACGCTGTCCGCGCCAAGTCTCGGCATCTTCAACAACCTCAACGCCGCGGGCGACTCAGTGGGTGAGCCGAGGCGCAGCTTCGTCTTCGCCGGCTCGCACCGCTCTCTCGCCATCTATCCTTTGGTCGCGGCGCCGTGGGGTGGTCCTTTCCCTGGCGACCTGACGTGCAACACGTTCTACTATCGCATGTCGCTGTCGGGCTCGACTGCCACGATGAGCCAGGCGTTCACGTCCACGTTCCGCATCGGGATTTACACCCAGAACGCGTCGTCTCTCAGCCTGCTCAACTCGGTGGAGGTGACGTTCGGATCGGGCGCAGCGAACGCGAACCTTTCGACGCTCTTCGTGGGCAATCGCTACCTGACCATCGATGCCACCGCTTGGTCCTCGAGCCCAGTGTTCCGGTTCGGCTCGATCTACTATATCGCCACGAACCACGATACTGCGGGCGTCTCGAATCAGACGGGCCAGTTCTCCGGTGGCTACATCTGGGCCTCCAACTCTCTGTCTCACTCCGGGACCATCGGAGTGGCGACGGCGAACAACACCACGATGGGCCTTCATCCTTGGATCGGGATGTGGTCAGCGACGACCAACGCCTTCCCGGTCAGCATCGCGTCGAACGCGGTGAACAAGCAGAGTCCTATCGTTGTGGTCCCGCCGTTGATCCTTAATCAGAACAACCCAGCGAGCTTCTAGTGGCAAACATCCTTTTCGTGACCGTGAACGACTTGGACATCTCGGCGGCTGACGAGCTCACCGTGAGCGCGGCCGTTTGGATTCAGGTCGGGAGCACGCCGCACAATCTCGGCTCCATGAATCGTGCGGTGAGCATGAAGACGCTGGGCGTCTACAACACCGCGATTCAGTTCAACCAGTTAATCGCCGACGAGGCGGTAGACTTCGCGGACCAGAACGGCTACAGCAACGCCTGGAACTTTCGCTACGTCGCCGGCGGGTTTGGGTCTCTCACGGTTCTATGAGCCTCGTTGTTCAAGACTTCGGCGGCAAGCACAACGCGAACCTGAGCGCCGGGCGCGCGCGGCTGATCCAGGGCGGCACGTGGAAGAAGCAGCGGATCATCGTCGTACTGCCGGCGGGCGATTCGATCCCCTCGAAGGTCGCGCTCGCGCACTGGAACCTGATGTTTCCGCCGAACAACGGCGTGGTCCGGATTCTGGCGCAGGGGCTGGAGGTAGGAGAGGCTTACTCAACCGCCATCCAGCAGATTCTTGACCATCCGGACCTGAAGGGTTGGGAGTACGTCTTGACTCTTGAGCACGACAACGCGCCGCCGGCGGATGGCGTGCTGGCGCTCGTCAAGCGTATGGAGGAGCACCCGGAGTTCGCCTGCATCGGCGGGCTCTACTGGACCAAGGGCGAGGGTGGCGTCCCTCAGATCTGGGGCGACCCAAAGGACCCAGTGCTCAACTTTAGGCCGCAGCCGCCGGACCCAAGCGGCGGCCTAGTCGAGTGCTGCGGGACTGGGATGGGGTTCAATCTCTGGCGCTTGAAGACCTTTCGTGATGAAAGATTACGGCGCCCTTGGTTCAAGACCGTAGCTGGGAAGGAAGGTATCGGCACGCAAGATTTGTACGCGTGGGCCGACCTGCGGAAGTACGGCTACCGCTGTGCCATAGACTGCTCGGTCAAGGTCGGGCACTTCGATGGAGAAACGATGTGGTGATGTGGCTTGTTGTGGTAGCGGCGGCAATAGTTGGTAACGGATTGGGGGCTTGGAACATTCGAACGATTTCCACTGACCGCTATACTGCCACGGCCATTCTGACCCTGAGCGCTTCGTTGGTTCAAGGGACAGTGGCCCGCTTTAACGCCAACCACGAGTGGGCTTATGTTGCTGCATGGAGCATCGGTTCGGTGATTGGAATCCTTGGAGCGATGCATCTAGACCGAAATGGACAGAAGGCCCGTGGGTAAAGCCGCCAGGCCTTCCGAAATAGCGAGAATGATGTGGTGATCGTCAGGGTTGATCCGAAGTTCGACAAGCGCCCGCACTTTGCTGCGATCTTCGTGAATCCAGACGCCGATAGCTGTTCGATCTCTTGCGGCCTGATCGTCTGGGGGTACGCGCTATTGTTCGGACGTCCATCGCGGTTGTGGTTCGGATCAACAAGGCAAGTCCACTAATGGGTAAAGCTGCGCGCCTCCGCGCCGTGAAGAAAGCCGCCGAGCTCAAGCTAGACCTCGGCTGCGGGAAGAATCCGGCAGAAGGTTTCACGGGAGTGGACGTACGCGACTTCGGGCAGCCGATCAAGGCCGACCTCGCGGACCTGCGCTGGCCATGGAAGGACAGCACGGTCACCGAGGCTCGTGCTTCGCACTTCGTGGAGCACTTGACCGCAGACCAGCGCATCCACTTCGTCAACGAACTCTACCGCGTGCTGATTCCTGGCGGGAAGTGCCTGGTTGTGACGCCGCACTGGGCCAGCACGAGGGCATATGGGGACCTGACGCACCAATGGCCGCCGGTCTCGGAATTCTGGTGGTACTACCTCTCGAAGGACTGGCGGAAGGATAACGCCCCGCACAACGACGCCTATACGTGCGACTTCGAGGCGACGTGGGGGTATAGTCTCAATCCAGCGCTTCATTCGAGGAATCAGGAGTACCAGAGCTTCGCGCTCCAGAACTACAAGGAGGCCGCGTCAGACATGGTGTGCACCTTGGCGGCTCGCAAGTGATTCTCTCCTTTCTGGTCGGAGCGTCACTGCTGGTCATCGGTGCTGTGCTGGGCGCTGGTGCGGCGCTGTGGTTCGTGCTGCGTTACGAGTCGGAAGAATGAGAGGTTCCTGGTTGAGAAAGCTCCTGTTGGTCCTGCTGTTTGCCCTGCCTGCTGAAGCGGCTGCGCCGGGGTGGATTGTGTCGTGTGCTTACTCGCACAGCCTTTCGGACGATCCCATCGTGTTTCCGAATCAGCCCGGCGCGAGCCATCTTCACGACTTCGCCGGCAGCTTGGGCACTCGAGCGAACTCCACCGTCGATCAGATGAGAGCAGCGGGGACCACGTGCGCGATCGGGGGCGACACCTCGGGGTACTGGGTTCCGGCGCTCTACATCCACGGATCGCAGAGGCTGCGAGTGCTGCCCAAGGCGCAGGGAACGAAGAACGCGCTCTTCTACTACCGCCGCAAGGGTGCTCCGTCCGGGACGACGGTCAGAGCCTTCCCCGCGGGGCTCAAAATGGTGATCGGCAACGGCCACGCCCAGACGCCAGCCGAGAATCCGCTGCTTGGGACTCAGATCACGTGGAAGTGCGGGCCGGGGTCCGGAACGGACACGCCGAGGCCTCCCGCGCAGTGCGGATCGGGCACGATGGTCCTGAGCATGACGTTTCCGAACTGCTGGAACGGTCGGGATCTGGACTCGCCGGACCACATCAGCCACATGCGCTATCCGAGCGGATCGAGGTGCCCGACGTCTCATCCCATCGTCCTTCCGAGGATCGAGTCATTCTGGCGCTACAACGTGGGGACTCAACCGATTGGGGAGGTGAACCTCGCGAGCGGGCCGGATTTCACCGCGCACGGGGATTTCATGGACGCGTGGATTCCGACGGCGTTGCAGTCGCTCCTGAATCGCTGCATCAACGCCAACACGGATTGCGGCACGAATCCTCAGCCATGACTGCGAGTCTCAGTTTCCCGGTAAGGCCAGACATCGAGCGCAAGCAGCACCTTCTTGCTCTCCACGCGACGATGGTCGAGTACCTTCAAGCGAAGTCACGGGACGGAGACTGGCATGGCGTTTCTGATGCGGCTTGCGACCTCCGGGAGATCGAGGCGGAACTCAGAGGGCTAAGGGCAGGGGACTGATGGCGAAGCGCGAAAAGGACATCGCCGAACTAGCACTCAAGCGCTACAAGTACGTCTCGGACGCCTGGTCGAATCAAGGCCGCCGGGAACGGGATGACCTGCGCTTTCAGGACCCTGAGCAACAGTGGGACGACGCATCGAGGGCTGAGCGGAGAGGTGGAGTCGCGTCTGGGACGATCAGCAACGCGCGTCCCATGCTGTCGATCAGCAAGCTCAACCAGCCGTTTCAGCTGATCCGCAACCAGCAGAGGCAAGCGAGACTCGGAATCAACCTCCATCCGAAGAGCCCGGATGCGAGCCCGGAAACCGCGGAAATGATTCAGGGGTTGTATCGCTCGATCGAGCAGGAGAGCCGGGCGGATCAGGCGCGGGGATGGGCGTTCGCTCGTGCTGCTTGGGCTGGAAGGGGCTGGTACCGCATCAACACCGACTACGACGACGAGGGCGGCCACCCGTTCGACCAAGTCATCAGGATCGAGCGGATTCTCTATCAGGATTCGGTCTACATCGACCCCTCCGCCAAGCAGACGGACTACTCGGATGCCGGTTACGCCTTCGTGGCGTCGTGGCTGCCCATCGAGCGGTTCAAGGCGCTCTACCCTGATGCCGAAGTGCCCGAGGACGAGGGGGATTTCGAGGCGATCAACGCGATAGCCCCGGATTGGATCAAGCAGGACGGCGATACATGGGCCGTGCGCGTCGCGGAGTACTGGTACAAGGAGTACGAGAAGCAGACCTTCGTTGAGATGCCGGAAGCCTACGTGCAGGCCGGGGGCGAAGCGGTTGAGATCGAGGAGGAGCTCCCGGAGGACCTTCCGCCGGAATTCAAGCCCACTAAGGACGCGCGACGCAGAAAACACCTTGTTCCGAAGGTCTGGCAGTGCCTTCTAGCGCCCGGTGGTGATCCGTTGCAGCACCTTGAGGGGCCGTCCGAGTGGATGGGGCAGTACATCCCGCTCGTTCCGGTGTTCGGTGAGGAACTTCAGCCGTTCGACTCCCAGCGCCGCTACGTGGGGATGGTGTATGCGAACAAGGACGCTCAGAGGGCCTACAACTACGCCGCGAGCACGCTGGTTGAGCGGATGGCGATGGAGCCCAAGGCTCCCTACATGCTCGACGCGAAGCAGGTTGAAGGTTACGAGAAGTGGTGGGACCAGGCGAACCGCCGGAACTTCCCGTACATCCTCTACAACCGCTTCATCAACGGGCAGGACTACGGCCAGCCGCAGCGCAGCGAAATCGACATGTCCGGCTCTTCGCTCGCCATCCTCGGCCTCCAGCAGTTCAACGAATTCCTCCAGTCCGGGACGTTTGCTTACGATCCGAGTCTAGGGAGACAGCAGCCCCAGCGGAGCGGAAAGGCCATCCAGGCCGAGCAACAGCAATTCGAGATCAGTTCTTCGGGCTACCTCTACAACCTCGCTGACGTGAGCATGAACCTCGAGGCGCGGATCGTCCTGGACCTGATGCCCAAGGTTTACGACCGCGCGGAGCGTGTGGTGTCGATCCTTGACGAAGAGGATCAGTCCCAGATGGTCATGCTCAACGCTCCCTTCGTTGAGGGCGAGGACGGAATGCCGGTCCCGATGAACGGCGGCGCCCCGCAGCAGGACGCGAAGCTCTTCGATCTGAGCAAGGGCGTCTACTCGGTCTCGATCACCGTTGGGAAGTCCTTCCAGACGCTCAGGCAGGAGGGCTCGGAGGTTATCGGGGAAATCATCACCGCGCGGCCGGAACTGCTTCCGATCATCGGACCGCTGTACTTCGGGATGCAGGACTTCCCGGGGGCCAAGGAGATCAAGGATCTCCTCGTGAAGATGCGCGCGGCTCAGTATCCGATGCTGGCTGACGAAAACAAGATGAGCCCGGAGCAGATGCAGGCCCAGATGATGCAGCTTCAGCAGCAGAATCAGGAACTGCAGATGCAGCTCCAGCAAGCGGGCCAGATGATCCAGACGAAGCAGATCGAGTCGCAGGGGCAGCTCCAGAAGGCCCAGTTGGATGGCGAGACGAAGATCGCCACGGCGAAGATCGACCAGGAGACGAAGCTGTTGATCGCGGAGCTCGAGGCCAGGCAGGCGAAACTGGAGGCGATCGTCGCGAGCGCTCAGAAGCGGGAGGAGATCCAGCTTCAGACGGAAGGCAAGATCGCTGAGAAGGCGGCGGATGTCGTGTTGCAGCCTCCGGACCTGACCTATCGGAAGTCTCAGGATCAGCCGTTGCCGAAGGGTGATAAGAGGTTCTGATGAGCCAAGTGTTCGGAACCCTCAAGAGCGAGCGGCGCCGCCGGGCCGTAAAGGAGCAGGAGGACATCAACCTCACGGCGCTGAATAACGAGTTCATCACTCGTGAGCGCGTTGGAAAGCTGGAACTGCGCGCCATGGGCCTGGAGCAGTCCCGGGACAAGGTGCTGCTCCTGCTGTCGCGTGGTTTCTTCGGTCGTCTCAAGTGGATGCTTCTAGGCCGTTGACTTTTCAAGGCGTAAGCGGATAATCGGGGGACAAGATGGCCGAAGGGCCTGCCACAATCGAATCAGACGGCTACACGATCACTTCCACGCACGAAACTGCGGAGGAGATGGTCAAGACGTTCGAGGAGCGGGCGAAGGAGCCGGATCGCTCTCCGCGCGTCATCAAGCCCATCCCGGACAAGCCGAAGGCGGAAGCTAAGGCGGAAAAGGAGCCCGATGTCTCGCAAGCTGCGTCGGTCCTCGGCAAGAAAGGCGGCGCGGCGGCCGCGGAGGCTCGTCATCAACGTTCCCGTGACGAATCCACCGCCGGGGATGTTCGTACCGACTCCGGAGCGGATGCTGGATCGGCGGGTGACGCTGGAGCGGCTGACGAAGGAGAGGACGCTGTTGCAGGCGCAACTCCAGAGGGCGAAAAGCCTCTAGGCAAGCCCCGCGACGACCCGCGCGCGCGGATGCTCCAAGCGACGCGCCAAGCTGCCGAGCTCAAGCGCCAGCTAGCGGAGCGCGACGCGGAACTCAACCGGCTGCGGTACGAACGTCAGGCCCGCACGGAGCCACAACAGCAGGAGCAGGATCAGAAGGCCCAGCGGATCAAGGAAAAGCTTCCCTTCAAGCCCGAGGACTTTCCCGAGTACGAGGATTACCTCGACGCGCGTGATGAATGGCGCGAGCAGCAATGGGAAGCCAAGAAGCAGGCTGAGCAGGAGGTCAACTCCTACGCGTCCATGCTCGACCGCACCGTGGTGACATTCCGGGACCGGATCGAAAAGCATTTCGGCGCGGAGTACGAGAGCAAGGTGTCCGAGGAGGTTCGGAGCCTTCGCCCGTCATTCACGCTGGTCAACGGCGAGCTACTCTCTCCAGAGAACGTGATCGCCGACGAAATCGTCTCATCCGAGCAGGCTCCGTTACTGCTCGCGCACTTTTCAGAGCATCCTGAAGACCTTCAGCGGCTCGCTACGCTGCCCTCCCCCCAAGCCGTCGGGAGAGAAATGGCGAAAATCGAAGCTCGTCTCGAGGCTGCCCCAACTGTCAAACCAGCCTCCCGGCCAGCGATCAGTCAGGCGAAGCCGCCGGTTCGGACAGTGACCGGATCGCCTCAATCCGCCGACGACGAAATCAGCGAAGACATGAGCTATGACGAGCACGTCAGGGTCATGAACGCCAAGGAGCGTCGAAAGCGGTAAACGGGCGCAAGCCCGTAGGGGCAGTAAATGGCGAATACGCTGTTGACCCCCTCCTGGACCTTGAAAGAGGTCGGGAGGAACTATGAGAACTCGCTGAAGTTCATCGCCAACGTGGAAAGGAAGTACTCTTCGGAGTACGTCCAGGCAGGAGCGAAGGTCGGCAACACGATCAACTATCGTCTCCCGCAGCGTTGGCAAGTGAGCGACGGCCAGGCTCTCGACGTTCAGAACATCCTCGATCAGACGGTTCCGATCAGCTTGACGAACCAAAAGCACGTGGACATGGCGTGGTCCGCGTGGCAGGAGACGACCGAAGTCGAGGACGTGCAGGAGCGCTACATCAAGACGGCGTCCGACGCTCTGGCCTCCGTCGTGGATGGTCTCGCGTTCAACAACGTCTTCCGTGACGTCTGGAACGAGATCGGAACCCTCGGCACAACTCCGTCCACCACCCTCTTGTACCTCCAGGGCAACCGGAAGCTGACTGACATGTCATCCCCGCGTCCTGGGCGCGTCGCGGTCCTCGATCCCGAGGCCGCGGCCGTCATCGCCAACAGCACGACCACCCTGTTCAACCCGCAGGCCATCATCTCGGAGAACTACCGCGACGGCATGTTGGGTCGGGGACAACTCGGAATCGGCGAATGGTACGAGGATCAGAACCGTCCGGGCTTCCTGTCCGGCGAGGCAACGACGGCGAGCACCCCGCTCGTCAACGGCGCTTCGCAGACGGGCTCGAGCCTGATCACCGATGGTTGGGGCACCGCAAACCTCAAGCGCGGCGACATCTTCACGGCGGGCGGGGTTTTCTCCGTCAACCGGCTGAGCTACATCTCGACTGCGCGTCTACAGCAGTTTGTCCTGACCGCGGACGTTTCCGCCGCGGCCGGCGCTGCGACGCTCAGCATTTCGCCGCCGATCATCACGAGCGGACCTCTTCAGACGGTGACCGCCTCCCCGGCGGACAACGCGGTTGTCACTTACTGGTCGATGGCTCCCGGCGGCACGTTCGCCGCGACCGCTTCCCCGACGGGCATGATCTTCCATCCGGAGGCTTTCGCCTTCGTGACGGCGGATCTTGCGATGCCGGGTGGCGGCGCGAAGGCGTCTCGCATCCAGAGCAAGGCTCGCGGGGTTGCACTCCGCATGGCCGAGCAGTGGGATGTGCAGAGCGACCAGAACATCACCCGCATCGACACGATCGTCGGTGCTGCCACTCTCCGTGCTGAGTGGGCCTGCCGAGTGCAGGGTTAGGAGGCTCCCTTGGCGCTTACTAGAACCACTTTGGCTTCGGCCTTCGCAATCGGTGATGCCCAGATCGTTGTGGCTTCGGCCACGGGCTTCGCCGCCGGTCGCATCGTCCGTATCGACGACGAGTTCTTCGTCGTGCAGTCCAACTATTCCTCGGGTGTCACCATCCCGGTTCGTGCGGGGCAGTTGGCTACGCAGAGCACGGCTCACGTCGCCTCGGCAGGTGTGGTCGTCGGTACGGCTGCGGACGACTGGGACAGCCCCGGCTCCAACGTGCGCTCGAACAGCCCGCTTTCGGGCCGAGCGCGGCGCACGGTGTCCATCACCACGACTCCCTCCACCTTGACGCTACCCACGGCGGGATCGGATACCACCGTGATCCTCAACGGTACCGGCGCCATCGCGTTGACGGTTCCGGTTCCGACGACGGACATGGACGGCGACACCATCATGTTTACGAACAACGGTGCGGTCGCCCATACGCTTACGTTCACGGGCGGCCTCGGCGGTGTCGGTGCCACGGCGGATGTGGTCACTTTCAAGGCCGATCAGAAGCAAGCCGTCCTCGTCGTGGCCTGTAACGCAACTTGGAACCTCGTCGGCGTGGTCGGTGGCGCGGCGACGGTTGCGGGCGCGGGTCTGGCGTAAGTTCCTGGGGCGGGGGCTTCGGCTCCCGCCCTCTTTTCACCGAGGCCAGATGGTGATCACGGAGATTGACGAGTTCTATCAGGGCGGCGGGCTGCTGGACCTGACTCGTCCGATTCGTTTCAAAGCCCCGGTGAACATCTGCGATCGCGTTGAGTTCAACCCGAGCGTCTCGGGGGACAACGCCCAGCATTTCTTTGAGCTAGGCGGACAGTTGCCCGCGTCTCCCGATGCGGCCGTTGACGGCGTACTGATCTTGGTTACATCAAGCGGCGCGGCTTTTTTTCCGCAGCGTGCTCTTCAGGTCGGGCTGGCTCCGGGATATACGGGCGCTGCAAGCACGATTGCGGTGTACGTGAACAACAATGCGGCCGGGGTTCATGCTGGCGGTGTCGGCGGCGGGAACATCGGGCTCGCCTGTGAGAGTTTCGGAGTTACGGTCGGCCATAACACGGGACTATTCGCAGAGGCCGGAAGCGGAAGCACGAATTTCGGCTTGGCCGGCAGAGCGACGACCGCGAAAGCCTCAGCGACGAACATCGGCGTCTTGGGTCGGGCAAGAAATACTGGCGGTTCATCCAAGGAGGTCGGCGGACACTTCGATTTAGGGACAGCCGAGGTTGTCTATGAATCCGCTGGGGTAGTTTGCGACAACGGCTCTACGGCGAGCCCGGTTGTATTAGCCCGCGATAACGCTGTTCGTGTTTGGGGCATCGAGGACGGCGGCAGCATCCAGGGCAAGATGGGCACAAAGACGCTCACAGAGACGGTCGCCACGGCGTTCGTGCGCATCAGCGTTCCGCAAGGAACGTGCGTTGGGGGACATGTCATCTACACGGTTGAAGCGAACGACGGGACCGATTTCCAAATCCGGTCCGGCATCCTGCCATTCGCTGCTGTGAACAAGGCTGGCGCGGAGACGGGAGCGGTGGCCACAGTCAGCACGGCTACAGAGACGGTCGCGGTGAGCGTGGGGACGTTGACGAACAACGGCTTCACGATCCCCTCGAACGCTGCTGACACCGTGGACATCTCGGCCAACTTCACGAGCTCGCTGGCCCAGACCACGCTCAGAATCAACTATCGTGTCGAGATGTACGGGAACGCGGTCGTCACAGTGACGCCGCTTTAGGAGGCCGAATGGCAAACGAGCAGTCCGAGGAATCCGAGATCGCCCAAAAACGCAACGACGGCGCGCAGTGGCGGGCGTATGAGAAGGAAATGCGCAAGTGGAACAAGCCCTACGTGTTCCAGCGCTGGCCCGCGATGGTGTACCAGGCGAAGAAGGTCAACGGCAAGAACATCGCGCACATGCCAGAGCCTCAGCCCGAGCATTTCAAGACGGACAGCGAATGGCGCCGGGCGCAGGAGCACGCAGCGCGGTTCACCCAGTCCTGCCAGCGCATCGTAGGAAACGAGGAAGAGTACCGCCGTGCGGTTGACGAGGGCTGGCGTGATTCACCGAACGACGCCGTGGCGCACCTCAACTCCTTGGACGACGCCATCGCGAAGGCGGCAGCCCATCGTCACCACGAGGACAAGAAGCTCAGCCCTGCGGCGAAGGCCGAGGCGGACGCGGTGGACGCAGCATCATACGAGCACGTTCCTGAGATCCCGGCTCAGCCCGTGAAGCGGCGCGGCCGGCCGAAGAAGAACGCGGCGGCATAGGAGGAATCCATGACCGGACGATGGTTTCAGGTAATCTTCTGGGCGTTTCTCGTGGGCTTGGGGTTCACTGCGGGCAGCGCGATCATGAAGTGGGTCGCGGCGATCTGTGCGAGCTTCTTTCAGCGTCTCTCGGCCGGCTAGATGGCGTTCACCACAGCGAGCGACATCGTCCAAGCGGCACTCAAGGAGATCGGTGTGCTCGCGGCCGGCGAGACGATGGCGGCCGAGGATGGAGAGGACGGGCTGAATGCGCTGAATCTGCTCGTGGACGAGTGGCGGACACAGCGCCTCCAGTTGTTCACCGTGCTCCGCTCAACGTGGACGATCGTCTCGGGCACAGCAACCTACACCGTGGGGACGGGCGGGACGGTGAACATCGCCCGTCCGGTCTACATCCAAGAGGTTCGGTTCCAGGACACCGCGCCCACACCTGATCTTGAGTACCCGCTCTACGAAATGACAGACCTCGACTTCGCGAACATCCCGCAGAAGGCGTTGACGAACACGCTTCCGACGTCGTGGTACTACAACCCGACGTTTCCGCTCGGCACCTTGACCTTTTGGCCCGTGCCGACGAGCGCGACTTTGATGGGGGTGA